GGCCAGCGTCATAGCTGACCTCACAGGACTCTCACGTAGGGTCTAGTCGACCCTAAGTCTGATTCCTATCCCTCTATAGCACTGGAGAAGTCCCATGCCTGGTCGTGTCCGAAGTAGCAATACAGCAGCCCAAAAAGGGTTTACTGGCCGCTTTGGCTCAACGTCAGGTGGTGGAACCGTTTGGGAGAGTAATCATTCCTGTTCCGATGTTATCGGTTCAGGGGATAATGCCCCTCTCAACGTGTTTCACGAGACGGTCGAAGGAGGAATCATCAACAAACCTAATGTTGGATTCTTCTCTTCTTGGTTTTCTAACTATCGATGTGATATGTTAGATACCTCGAATTGCTTTGACCATCTTGGGATTGTCGGAGACATATTCGATGCCGATGCTGCAACTCAAGCAGCTGCTATGACTAATCCGTCACGACCTTATGTGGACGTGCCGGTTAACGCATTGCAACTGGGAGAATTGGCGCACCTTATACGAGATACAGGTAATTCCTTTATCCGTAGTTTGGGCAACAATAACCTAATGTACCAATTTGGGATTGCTCCCTTAGTTGGTGACTTAGTGAAGCTGTTGAATCTCAACGACCAGGTTAATCGCCGAGTCAATGAGATTTCTAGGCTTCGATCCCAGCATGGCCTCCGACGGACAGTTTCCATTGGAAATTACTCGTCTAATGCGAAAGTAAATAAGTTCATACAATCGCAAAATCTCTTTATACGAGATGATTTCGACGTAGTAACAGAACTGACGATAAAGGCACATTGCCGGTGGTTACCGGCTGGTGACTGTTTATCGTTAGCATCCCCAAGGGAAACGCGTGCGCTAGCCAGGCGAGCGGTACTTGGCCTCACCGTCGATACTTCGACTATGTGGGAACTAATACCGTGGACTTGGCTGCTTGACTGGTGTGGTGACTTTGGGCAGTACTTATCTGCCCATCGTAATATCATACCAGCAACTCTTACCGATGTATCGGTAATGAGGCACACAAGGACTGTTGCGGAGTGGCACGGTGCGAGCGGGTCTGATTGGACCTGTACTCCTATCCGTTACACTCGTGAGAATAAAACTCGCGCAACTTCCTTTGTTGCTCCAGTTGCCCACTTGCCGTTCCTTTCGGCAAATCAGGTGGGTATTGTAGCTTCGTTAGCAGTGACGAGGCTGTAATGCCTGATCACTGCAACTCGAAGACTACAAGGAGTATAACATGTTCGCAGATCCTCAAACGCTCACCGTTAACTCGGTGGCCAAGAATCTCGTTCGTATCAACCAAGATCAGTACTCTTCGGAGTATCTGCTTCGTTCGACTACGAATGAATTCAGGCTGAAGATCCGGAACTCTTCGTACTTGGATAAGGCTCGCAATGTGATGATAGATCGTCACAATGTGGAGTTCACCGAGACGGTGTTTCCGGTGGCCCCAGCGACTTTGTCGACCGTGAGGAAGACATATATCGTAATGGAGAATCAGCAGGGTGATACCCTTGCCGATCCAACTTACGATGCCGCTGCTTTGTTTGCATGGTTGACAGCGTCAACTAATGCAAACATCACCAAGTTGATGAACTTCGAGAGTTAAGGAACTCGAAGGACGTTTTCTGCTTTCTGCGACTTGGAATACATGACTATCTGAAAGGATAATCTGTATGAAAAGCCAAGAAAGTGTTCTACTCCATGTCGTGCAAGGCATCTGTAAAGATGTCCAAGCAGCATACCCTGCTATATCAGGTTTGGATCTCGACTTTGAGAGACTCACCCGATATTGTCAGACACGTGGTCAAGCGTTGTTTATGCTTGACCTACCTCACCTCGATTCTCTACTTCTTAGAGGATTGGAGGAAGGGCGTCTTACGCTCGAGGGCCCTCTATCTAAGAGGGTTTCCAAGAGAGTTCAAGTGCCGAGATTATTCTCAGGACTTTGGCTACGCGTGTTTGACAGGCATGCATGTTTGCTTCAGGATGCCGACCCGACTAGCATATTCTTTCTAAGGCAGTTATTTCTGCTAGGAAAGAAGCTAGAAGTGGAGTGCTCTTATGACCGTATTCAAACGGTTTTGGAGAACTACCATGTGGTCGAACGAGACCTCAGAGCACCCTCTTTACAATGGTACTCTGATGACTTGGATCCCGATGATCGCATCGATAGTTTGCACTTTGTGCAAGCCTTCGATTGCTCTCCTAGGAACCCGAATCAACCCGACCTCTTCGAAAGAGGAGACTCAGGAAGTTCGGATACCCGAAAGAGTGATCAGGATCTCCTCCAACGACTTCAGCAAATCGCTGACCTCGTTGGCGGTACCTTTGATTTCTTTGACCCTCATCAACGTGCTGTTGATCTGGAGTCAGAAGGTCAAGGTATCGGATTCAAACATGGACCCGGTGCTGTTTCCGAAAGAATGAAAAACTGGGAGAAATCCCAGTTTCCATTCTGGTCGGATAAGCTTGAACGACTCTTTCCCTTTGACCTCTGCGGTAGAACTGCAGGGGACAATCGGGATCGTCCTGTTAACCATGAACTGGCTAGCAGATTGATTTGTGTCCCTAAGACTATGAAAGGTCCTAGGCTCATTGCTGCCGAACCGGCATCACATCAGTGGTGTCAGCAGAGCATCTTGAGTTTCATGAATGATCAATTTAAGAAGCACTTTAAGGGCTTCTTTATTGACTTACATGATCAGACCAAATCTAACGATCTGGTTCTTCAAGCTTCACGAGATAGGAGACTAGCAACTGTCGATTTGTCAGATGCTAGTGACCGTCTTTCGTGTTGGACCGTGGAGCGTGCGTTGAGAAGGAATCCTTCTCTTCTGCACCATCTGCACGCCGCACGAACGAGGCTTCTTAGAGATGATATCTCTAGGAATCCAAGCTTCTTAAGACTTAAGAAGTTTGCCTCGCAGGGAACAGCTACGACTTTTCCTGTTCAATCTTTGGTCTTTCTAATGTGTGCCCTCAGTGTTTCAATTGAGGGCCGTATTAGTTGGCCTCAGATCTGGAAACTTCGTAACCAGGTACGTGTGTTCGGCGATGATATTATATTGCCGACACCCGGGTATGCACGG